GCTAAAATTTCAGTTTCTTTTAGATCCCAAAAATAGTTATCCGTATTGTATATAAACTTTACGTCATTCTTGAGTTCATACCAATCGTCATCAGTCATAACACCCTTCAAAATCAATTGAACTCTAAGGAAATCTAGGAACATGTATGAAAATTGATGGCGAAGTCTTTCTATAAATTTATAGAATTTTACTTCCTCTCTGGTGATTTCAACAGATCTTCCCATATTGAATCCAGTCTGATCCGCCATGAGTCTGCTAAGAGGAACGTTCAAAGAAGAATACAACTTCTTCTTGAAGTAATCCACATCTTCAATCTGTGACATTGCGTTTCCACCCGGAAGAGTTATGATTTCGGTTCCTCTTGAACCTTCTCTTCGTGGCAACCAATAATCCTCAAGAATTGAAAGATGGTTTCTTTCGTCTCTCACTTCTCCGGTTGCCTGATTGTAGATTAGCCTGTTTCTAAAACGGCTCATCATGTCCCTCATGTACTGTTCGGCCTTTTGCTTTGGAAGCTGACCTACGTCCACATAAAAGACTCTGCGCTCTGGTGCTCTCGCAACTCTGTACACCAACAGAGAATCTTCCAATTGGCGTAACATGTTTAGTGGTCTTATTGCCTTATGCAGGTATCCGAGAACACGCTTGGAATTCAAATCAATTATTCCAGAAGGACAATAAACCACGCTATCAACCGATAATTTTAGTCCAGAAGGACCAGTTGCGAGAAAAGTATCTTTTTCTGTATTTGTGTACAGATAATATTCTTCGATGCTTTTTATTACAGATACTGTTTGATTTGAAACTTTTTCTGCCTGCTTATCGACTTTTCTTATTTTTTTAATCTTCAATGGATCTATTGGAATTATTTCCTTGATTCCATCTGTTGGTCTCTCTTTGTCGATTACTATGTTGTAAAAGATCTTAGAATCGATGTACCAGCGTCTAAAAATTTCATATGATTTTCCATTAAAGTCCAAAAGCTGTACAATTCTGTCAAATTCCTTGTAGACTTTCATCTTTATTTGTTCTGGAATTTGAACGTCTTTTAAATCTATTTTAAGTGGTTTTTTGTCTACGCCTGGAACTATGGATGCATTGACTATTTCATCAACTGCATTGTCGATTTCGGGGTATACAGACATATTGCGATATTGAATTATCGCCGCATTTTCATCTCTTAAATTAACTCCATAATCAAGAGCAGAACCATAAAAGCCACCAGCTTCTACAGTTACTGTTCCATCGTACATTTCAGGTGCGGCAAAAGAGCGCAATGCCTTTTCTTGCTTCTCTTCTTTTGCACCCTGTTTTCTTCCAAACTGAAATCCAAAAGCTTCAATTTCCATATAATTCCTTCACTTAAGTTATATCTCTTATGTTTATGTAGTCGTAAATCAAAACAACGTCAAACACGTTTATGGTATTTGGCCTGTTCATGTTAAAATTTATGGGATTTATTACTTTTGGCCAGCAACCAAAAAGAGTCATTTGCTTAAGAACATTTGAATTCGTTTCGTCACCATTTAAGTTTAGGTGATTGACTCTCCAAGTTGCCTTAAATGTATCTGGTCTGTGATTCAATACAGAAACGTCCACATTGTTTTCGTCGTGGTCGTTTAATGCATCTTGCCACTTTTGGAATGCTGCCCACAAATCACCAGATCCAGTATCATCCATCACGGAAATGCTCCATGCAGAATAAGTTTTTTCTCCTGGATAGTGTGATTTTCTTCCTCTATAATCATAGCTCAGAGTGGTTGTCTGCAGGGCCGGGATCTGCGTTGCACGAATGTGAAATCTGCTTACTCTCGTTCCATTTGAAAAAGGAATGTTTCCATCAACATAAAACCTGTTAAGCCTTGCTCCGCCCTGAAAATTTTGTTTAAAATCGTTAAGCATCAGTTAATTGATTGAATTTTTAGATAATCAAATGTTAATGTTACACGAAATACGGATGGTTCAACGGAACCCATATCCAGGGTCAAGGCTCCGATTTCACTGGGCCAACAATTAAACAGTTCTATTACTCTCAAATCGTTTCCATTTAAATCCAATTGACGGATTTTCCATGTTTTTTGAAGATTTGAATAGGAAAAATTGTTTCCCGACACTTGGTGGGTTTCGTGGCCATCCATTAACTCTTTCCACTTATTGAAAGCTCTCCATATGTTTCTGTCATTGCTGTCATCATAAACATCAACTGCCCAAACAGAGTATTGGCGATCTCCTGGCAAGTAATATGCTCTTCCCCTGTAAGGAATTGATATTGTTCCAACTTCATTTCGTGGCAAAGATGATGCAAAAATTTTAACTCTAAGATCATTCAAGCTGGGAGAGCCTATGGCAGATGGCCAAAATCCAGAAACAACAAATTTGTTGGCTCTTGTTCCGCCATTAAATCCAGCTTTAAAATCTTTTATAGAATTATTTGGCATTTATTTTAGGAAATTAGAGATACATTGATTACGAATGAATCAACTCCAAGTATTGGTTTTACTGTTACGTCTATTGTCAGTGTGGCGGTATAGTCCGGGGTGTTGTTTGTCGAGTCGCATGTTACATAGGATTGAGATCTTACAATTGCGTATGAATACTCGTCTAGTACGGCTTCAACTTCGGTTTCTACGACAGCTCTTGTATTTGCATCGTTCAGCTCAAATAGATACTTGGTTCCAATGTCATTTACTCTTTTTGTTATTACCTTTTTCAGATAAGCCGGGCCCACACGCTCTGAAACCGAAACAGCGCTTGCGCTTCCTGTAGCCCCTACAAGATCGGATCCTAGGAATGTTGGATCATAGTTTACATAGAAGTTTACTCTATTTGTTCTAAGGGTAGATTTTAATGCGCTGCTCCACTCTACCGTGTTTGTAATTTTATTATTCAAAATTCTAGATCTATCTAATCCACCAACAGTCAAGAATATTTGATTTAAGTTTTTAGCGGTGTTGAAAGCACCGGCAACATCTGCTATGGCTGGGATAGAGTAATCAAGCTCACCACCAGTTTGAAGCGTAGTTGCACTGTATGTTCCTCCGTTTATTCCATAAACATTGAATATTCTGTCTGCAACGGTTGTTCCGGTAAGGTATTGGGATCCACCAAGATATGTTGCAAAGTCCGAAGCAGTTACACCATCCCCGGAACCATTTCCTGTTGGAAAAATACCAACGGTGTATGATTTTTCTCTAAACCATTGCAAATTTCCATTGTTGAGGGTATTTCCTAAAAATACTTCCAGTGTTCGATTTGTTGTGGATTCGTATTCATCCAATCCAGTTGTGGAACCAGCAATAACGAGGGACCCACCATAAGCCAAAGCATGCAAGGCATGCAAAAAGTCATTTCCATTCGGTGTTTTTGCAGAAATGTTGCTGGAGCTAAGTTGGTTAAAGAAACCAAATGTCCCACCCGATCCTGTATAAGAAATGAGGCAGGATGTAACACCAGAAAGTTTATTGAGTTCTCCTACAAGCTGAGATGGGGTTGAATATACTATGTACTTGTTGCCGGTATTTCCAATTGTTGGATTGCTTTTGTAATTTCTTGCATAGATCAACCAGCCAAACAAACCTCCTGGATCCTTTTCGGCGGCTCCACAAACACCGCTAAACGTCGGTAAATTAAAAGTAGAGCCCGCAATCATCCCCATGATCAGTGGATTGGCAGAAGGTACATTTACGTTAAATTGGGTTGAACTGAGAAAAGAACTTAAAGTTGGATTAGTGTTTGGCATTCCTCTACCTGTTTCTTAGAATATTTATAATTTTTTAAGCAGGGTACCAAACTACTTTTCCATCTGAAAATTCTCCTTCATCACTATCTTTGGGGTTCATCATGAATAAAACGTTGTCTTCTTCACTATTATCAGGTTGAGAATATGTAAATTTTGCTGTTTCTATCAAATCAGCATAATAATCTTGCCGGCTCAACCATGAGAAAAACACCAAACACATCACTAAATCGTCATTGTGACCATCTTCGGCCTTGTAGGTATTTGATTTTGATATAAAGGAAAACAGCTCTTGAACGATTCTTTCATCATTCAAGAGTATTTTGTCCTCCTCAACAAGACGTTTTAATATTGCGCACCCAACCTTTTTGGTTTGAGCGGTGGTTCTCAATCCTAGTTCGTTTTTTCCGGAACCACCAAATCCCTGAGATAAAATTTGACCTTTTCTTCCCAAAACCTTGGTCATCAATAAATTTTCATATTCAAGTTCATTGTAAAGTGCATGTGAAACTTGACCACCAAGGTCGTTGGTTTCAATCAAGACATAGGCATTGTTGTATTTTTCTGCAGCTGTCTTTATTACGCTAGGAAAATTAAATGGACTTATTGTGTTGTTTTTATAGGTTGCAACTACTTTATATGGGGTCTTTGAACCTTCTATTATCACAAAAGCAGAATAATCCATTCCCTGTCCCCTAGAAACGTCAGCCAACAGAAAGTAAATATCCTCTTTTTTTGGTTCTTCAAAAATGCGAAGACCTTCGGAGTTTTCGCTTAAAAATTCTTCAGGCGCAAGAACATTCAATTTTGTAGATGATATCAAGGTATTTGAAGAACCTAGGAAACTGCAGCCGTATTCCTGTTCAAACTGCTCCGGGCTTGTATTTGCTATTTGCTCCTCTGCCCAGACATCATTTCTTTTTGGACCACCGGGAGTAATGGGAACATCTCTCCAACTAACATCAACTGGAATAAATTTGTTTTTTAGTTTGTGACCAGAAGGTCTGTTGGCATCTACCCACAGTTTATGGAAGTGATTCATTCCATTTGGAGTTGAAACTATTATCAACTTTGTTGTAGTACCAGCCGAGATTGTTGGATAAGTGGATGAATAGAATTCCTCTGCGATGTGTGATGGCAAGAAGGCGTATTCGTCAAGAAGAAGCAAGTTGAACGAACCACCGCGAATCGCTGATGATGATGTGGCATCACACACAACTCTGGAGCCATTTTCAAGTTTAAATGAAGTCTTGTTCCATTCAATCACACCTTGTTGCAAAAAATGTGGTAAATTTTCATAAGCCAATTGCAGTTTTGCAAACAATTCATCCTTTGCGGTTTTTAGCTTATTTGCAAGAATTGCGCAGCTAACAGATTGGTTGAAGGTAACATAATGGGTTATGTAACCGATTACCGATGTCGATTTACCAGATTGTCTTGGCCACTTTGAAATTACAAACCTATTGTCATGAATTGTCTTTACGAATTTTTCTTGATAATCATACAACTTGAAGGGCATTATTCCCTTGTCTAGCGTTTTTACTTTTACGTATTTTGAGCAAAAATAAACGGGATCCTTGGCACAACGAATATACTCATCCAATTCCTCCTTGGTGTATTGAATGTCTACGCCGGGAGGTTTTAGCTTTGGGTTGTTTCTATACCCTTGATTTTTATTGTTTAGGCTCATCCGAATTTACTACTTCCACATCTATCTTTTCCGTGCTTCTTTCCTTATTTAATAGGTTTTGAAGATCTTTGGTTGATCCCACGAACACAGAATTATTGGTTTGCTTCATTTCAATTTTTTGAGAAGTGGTGTCTTTTGCCTTCTTGTGTACATCCAAAACATTGTTGTTCAGGTCTGCCATTGTCTTTAAAAGAATGGCAACAACCTCAAATGCTCTTGGGCTGTCTGATTCCGTTGCCACTTTTAATGCACTCTCAAGAGCAACATTTCCATTGTTTATCAAACCCTTTAAATTGTCTTGTACAAGCTCATAATCTTTTTGAAAATTATTGGAATTAAATGTTCCTCCCGAGGAATTTTTTTCACTTGCCTTCAATTCCTTTGATTCGGGTACATTGAAAAAACTTGCCAAATTTTTATTGATATTCATATTAATCAAAATCCAAAGTTATTCCTGGATTGGTTGACGTAACAACAGTATTTGTTGTAACTGGTCCAAAAATATAAGACTTAGCAATAAAGTTAAAACTAGAAATATTTATTCTTCTGTTTCCAAAGTCTCCATCAAACCTCTCGCTTATGTTGTTTGACAACATTGTTATTGGAATTCTTACATCGGTTTGGGCAGCATTCATGTTTATGGTTATAATGTGATCTGGATTAAAATATGGTATTATCTGCTCAACAATCTGCAACGTGTCATCTATGTGCCTAGTGTATATAAAAAGTGAAAAACTTATGTTTACCGGAACTTCTTCCTCGACAAATGTTGCCGGATTATTGCAGTTTGGCGTTGTGCCAGACATGTTTTTGTTTATGTTTGATTTATTCCGTCTTCTGCTTGGGTCAACGGCAACTGAAGACATTATGTAACTCAATCTGGGCAATTGATTTTCTATTCTAGTTCCATCGTTTATGGACGATGTTTCTAGATATCTTCTTATAAATTTTTCCTGTGGAGCATATGTTATTGGTACTCTTATAGATAAAGGATTGTTTTGGTCGTCTGGATTTGAGTGTTCAACGTATATATTGTTGAACAACGAACCAAATCCTATTACAACTTTTCTTAGGTTTTTATTGTAAAAGTGTCCGAACATTTTTAATCCTTAGCAGGGTTCATTTTTGTCTACATTGAATATTATTGCTTCTTCGTCAATATCGTCATTTATTCCAGCAGTCGTTCCTATGATGTTGTTTCTTGGGATTATGGTACCACCAGAAAGACCTTTGGTAACGTCTGCAACAGTATCCACAGAATCTACCGTTGTGTCTATTTTTTCGTAACTGTAAGTGAAGAGTTCTGCAGTTATGCTATATGAATACAATTTTCCAAGAGGATAAAAGGGATTTTCATGTTCAACAAAGTTTATTTCAAACAATGACTTTGAGGTTGGAAAAAAAATCAAATCACCTTCTCTCGGTCTTGTTATAGAAGTGTTTCTGTACGTGATTTCTTCCCTAAATCTTTTTCTGGCAACTACAAGATTTACCTTATCTTTGATTTCTATTCCAAATTGAGTTATTATATCAGTTCCTTCAAATCCCTTGTAAGATACAAGATACATTTCTATGGGATAGGTTTTTGTAAAAGAGCTACCAGGATCTTCTCCAAAAATTTTGTCTATTTCAAGATATTCCCTTGGAATGTAAAGACAGTCTTGGCCAGTTGCCTTTATTATTTCTATAGTAACGTCTTCGACCAAATTTTGTTCGTTTTCGTTATTATAAAAATAAGGGTTAATAGCCATTTTAGCCTATTAGTGGATCCACTGGAAGTTCTTGCGTCTTGGTGAGCATCATTTCTATTTCTTTTAATTCATTGTTTGCTTCAGAAAGAATTGCTGGAGCATTCAGAACTGCTCCACCCGGCAATGGTACGTTTGCAAATTTTATCAAATTTTGACCCCATTGCTTCTTAAGAAGAGCCGTGTAATATCTTTTAAAAACCCTGTCTTTCCATACTTTTTGATATTTTTCAGGATCAATCTGAACATATGCCTCGATTAACATGTATTTTCCAGCCTGCATTTTTGTATGTTCTATGTCTAAAAACAATCTATCCGTTGTTCTTGTATAGGTATAGGATACTGGATAATTAAAAACATCGTTTACAAGCTTTACATAACTCATTGCTTCCATGTAAGAAGCAATAGGCCCGGTTGAAACGCCGGATTGGTTGTAATAAAGTCCAAAAAAATCAAACAAAGTCATTTGATATCTGAGATCAAACATATAATCGCCAACTTGTTCCGCTGCAGCATAAACTTTTGTGATTGTTCTTATGTCAGTTGCTTTTGGCCATTTTTCAGTTGAACCATCTGGAAGGGTTTTCGTCTGTGCACCCAAAGCATCTCCTAGCTGAGTGGTGTCTATAAACTTGTTTTGGACATCTGTTTGGGTTACGGGGTATATGTACAAAGCTCTTTGATTAAAATCAAAGTGTCTTTCAAACATGTATTCCAAAGCTTCATCAAGACGGTCTTCGGCCTGCTGTGGATCTACATTTACATTAACGACCGGAGCCCCCAAAGATCTAAAGCAATAATCTATAAACTGTTGTCGTGTGGTTGGTGGCATTATACAAATATTTATGAATTTTTTACTATTTTATTTAATTCATTAATTATTTTGTCTTTTTCCTCGGATTCACCAATTGTAACTTGAATAAATTCCAGATCTTCTGGATTAAAGTTTTCTATTAATTCTCTTCTTTCTTTTGATTCGGCATGGTTTGGGTCGTAATTTGTGAATCCCGGCATTTTAAGTGGACAAGAAAGGCTTGGATAATCTAGCTTAGCATATTCCTTGTCCCCCTTAACCAACCAAGTGTGGGGTTTGTCTCCGCAGCCACATCCACTACAATAATAATAATTTGAAGTCTTGCTTTTGCTTAGTTTGGGACATTTAGGAATATCGTTAAAACCAAAACAAGAAAGAACTCTTAGCCTTTTGGTGTTGACATCGATTTTTTTGTTATTCAATCCTCTAGACGCCACAGCTGCTGCAAACAGCACCATTTTTTTAATCATGTTAAACACTCTCGTATATAGGAATAATTCCAGCAGGAATCAAGTGCTCTTGAATGAATGGCTTGTGTTTTTCCAAGACATTTGCTTTTATTGTAACTGTTCCCGGAGCCGTAGTAAATACCTTTGTGGTATTTGCAGGGTAATCCAAAAGATTTACCAAAACATGTTTTATGGCTCCATTTGTACCTTTTACATCAAAGTAAAGTTTTTGAACTTTTATTGAAAATGATGGAATGTTTTCCAGATAATCAGAAAGAGCATCGGTGGAAAAATCAGCATCAGGAAAATAACTTTCCGCTATTGCCTGTAAAAATTTTTCATTTACTGAGATTGGAGATCTTATATTTTCCCAGTCTATCTGAGCTCCATAACCATACTCCAAGCTAAAAAGCCAGCGAAGATAGTTTTTTATTATAGTAACTACCAAAACATTTTCAGGATCTTGATTATACCTCTTAACTACCCATGCAGGGAACAACGATTCAACTGTTAAATCGTCTCCCTTCCAAAGTGTTCCTTGAACATTGTAAAATTCAGAACCATAAGCAGCCAGCACTTTTTCCATTAACTTGGAAATTTTTCCTTCTACTGATACAGGAAGATGGTTAAAAAGTAATATCATAAACTGTAGATCACATTTATTCCTGCTGGTCCAGTTTCCTGCAAGTAATTCAAAAGATCTGTTTGGCTAGAAGATGAAAGTCCATCAACGTATACTTTTACAGAAGCTGGCGTATTGTCGTTTGCAACCGTTATTAGGTCTAAGTCATCTGTTCCAGAAATACCAGAGGACATTATTGCATATTTTAAATCATTCAAAGTTACCCATCTTTTTCTTCCGTTTCCGTTGAATAGAAGAAGTGATCTTGCTCTTTCTACTGAAAGAGTGCTGTAACCGCCGGAAGGAGTGGATTGGGTTATAAATGTGGTTGAGGATAGTGGATTTATTTGAGCAGAATTTCCCTGATCACCATTGGTGATTACTGCAAATATTTCTACTTTTTTGTTCAAATCAATTGCAGCAGAGTTTACAAAATTATTGGTCACGATGTAACCATCCGCACCATTTATTACGGTAAAATAAGAACCGCTTGCTGCTGGCTCCTCTCCTCTTTCAACTTTGGTATATTCTTTTTGGGTTCCATTTATAACATCAGTCAAAACAAATCTTATTGTTCTTGGATCAACATTTATTGGAAGCGTGCAATATTGCTTGTCATAGTCGTAATTTGTATATGTCACGGCCTGCGTGCCGGAATAAAGAGTATAGCTATTTGTTCCAACAGAAATATCGTCTTTGTTGAAAAACAATATGTTTGTTCCATCAGTGGCCTTTGCAACAAAGGGTGTATATGCATCTACTGCTGAGCTTGCATTAATAGTTATTTGGGATGTTGCTGATTGTGCAAATGTAAGCAAAACCGATTCATTTGATGCGAGTCCAGCAAAAGATTCAATATTCTGTGCTGATGTCTTAAATGACTCGTTGTATCCAAAGTATGAGTATACGCCATTGTACGCAGTTGCCGTAGCCAAAATGTTTATGAGCATGTTGGCTGCACTGGATGTATTTCTAAAATCCCTT